CACAAATCAGGTAATGTGATGACTATCCCCTACAGACCAAAGGAACACACAGCACGACACATTGCCAAGCGATTAGTTACACTTAGCGCCTGACAGTAAGGTATACCCAGGGGGGCAGTGATTTGCCCCCCTTTGTTGTTACTTAGGGTCGCCAAGCGATTTCAAAATCAATGGGTCCCTCCTAACCTACAAAAGTATCCAGACGACCGATAAATATTTTTGAAAATGGTTTTTTTAAAACCTTGAAATCCAAAAAATTTTCCCAGCAAAAAAATGAGTGAAAACCTTTTCGAGAACTTTACAGGAATATTAGAAAACTTCGATAAATTCTGTGACGAGTTTGAGAGTCGCGCCGCAGAGGCATTCAATAAAGGAGATACAAATAATGGAGAAGTCGTCAGAGCAGCTACAGCAAAACTTGGAGGAGAAACTCCTAGTGTTGTTACAGAGATTGGAGAGTCTGGAACAGAGGGTGAATCTCTTGGAAAGACCGACATTAGCGTACAGACGCCCGAAGGCGAGTGAGTATGAAAGTTTGTCAGATACTCTAGATTATCTTCACAATAATGTAGAAGGCATCAAGAATGACCTTCTAACAGTCGCAAAGGCAGTATAGGATGGCAGTACCCTGGATAAACGTTTTAGCGCCCTCCATGGGCGGTATAGGACCCATAGAGGGGACGGATCGTAGGAAGGTTGATCTACTCACAGCAAAAAGTGGAGTACCTTTTTATGCTGGGAGGTTTTATCCGAAGGGTAATAAGAGTATTATTGATGATCTTCTAGATGGAATCTTTCAGAATGACACACCGCCATGGTTGTCATGGGAGGAGATCGAACCATCTCAGATTTGGATGGTCCCTGTCTTCGAAGACGAAAGAATTGTCACCACCGAGACGAGCATCGAGAGAATTGACCTATGGCCTCGTGAACCTGACGATCCCGACGTGGGCATCCCAGATTTTGACGACACCGCTATACGTCACACCGAAGCAGTAAAGGATGGATGGGGCAAGGTCAGTCCTGGGGCAGGGACAAACGTTCAGAATGATTCCATAGACCCTGGCATCATTGTACGCAACAATGCGGTGCCACCTGCCTTATTTTTAGGGTATGTGGGGATTTCTGAGATTAGTGGGTATGTCTCCGAGTATGGATTCTATGATACTGAGTTACACTTAGTGAATCATAAGAGTTATGGACAGGATCATTTACCTACAGATGATTATGAGATGGTAAGGATTCGAGAGGATGGTGCCTGGATACGCCGAAGCGCCGAGCTGCCTCGCGGGGCGGACGGGCAGCTGATCTTCATTGATGATAACGAAGAAGGGTATCCGAATGAAAGTGGTGTCAATGGATGGAGTCGTAGTGAATACCCAGCAGAGAACTATCAGAACTGGGTGATCAGTAGTGACTATGATGAGGCACGAACATTTGGTAATGATTATTGGAACTTCTTTACTCGATGGATAGGCGACAATCCAAAAGCAGGATTGGTTGCGATGCGTCCTAGTAGACTTGACACCATTGTTTTTACGATTAAGGTATCTTGTACAACTATCAATGTACCTGACCCGATACCAGGAGAGACCGCATTGACGTTACAGGACTATGCAAGGTCTGGTCTTGAGTCATTTGGTAGTAACTTAACCAATAATATTTGGTATTTCTATTGGCCTGTAAGGTATAATGGCGACCTTGCTAGTAAGAGATTTGATTATCATCTTGCTAGGGCAGGGATAAATAAACTCGATAACCCAGATTATCTACCACCATCTAGCGTATCATGAAACCATTTGGACTAGCAGGACAAGGTTGGTATGGGACACATGATATTCATACTCCATTAACGTTCAATACTCCTGGCGTAGCGTACTCTGCGAATGTAAAGATCAACGGTAGATTCGCCCACAGGATTGGTGATATCTCTGAAGAGCACTATTTACCTATCCCACCCTTTCCAGCGCACCCAGAGGTCATTATAGGCGACCCTGCGGGAACAGTTTTGATCAATGGTAAACCTGCTGCTCCTGTTGGCGCACAAATTACAAATGGTAATGCTTGTCTGTTTTTACCGAGTTTCACGGTATTTTTCAGTTGAGTGTGGTATAATAACAGAGTCAATTATTTTTGAGTTATGGCACGAGCAAAAGTTGGTCTGAGTGGCAAGAAGATCATTGAGAGCAAGCCCAAGAAGACCCGTCAAGGTACTTCTAAGCACACTCTGTATGCTGCCACTTCTCGTAACAAAGCAAAGAAGCGTTATCGCGGTCAAGGTCGATGAATTTAATCTGCAATCTTCCTGCTGAAAAAGTCTGGGTACGTAAAGAATACTTACGAGATCATCAAGATGGTCACGGGGAGTTTGTGGAGGGCGTCTGGGTGTGTGCTAAGAGCATACCTGGACGCGCTTTTTATTTTGAAACGTACTTGCCTGAGTATGGGGCAATGTATGACAAACTCCCTATCAGTGCCTTTGTTCGATCCCCCGAAACTCCAGTCATAGACATGAGTTTGGAGAATCTACAATTTTGGAATTGTATGGATTATGGCGTTACTGCCGTGAACAAAGGATTTGTGTCATCGATGGACTGTGAGGTCTTTACCAGAGATCACGGACTCATGAGAGGGCAGTATCTATTCACACTTGATAATTACCATGCTAATATTGATGTGATAGATAATAATGTAAGTGAAGTGCCTCAAGAGCACAAATCTCATAATTGTATCGCATTGAACAACGGTCAATACGCATTGTATCCTAATAATAGGATGCGTCTGTATGACCTCTCTATCACTCCAGAAGAACCCAAGTTCCCTGACTTCAAGGTTTCTACCATAGAATATCAAGTAGAGGCAGGAATCGACTGGGGACGCTTAGGAGACACTGATGATTATTTCTGGCAAACACCAAAAGAGAGGGATAGCAACCCCGTTAAAAGTTCTGATTAAACTTTTCTAACGGAGAAAAACGATGGGACTATTTTCAGTAGATAAAAGTGAAGAATTCATTGAAGAAGGAATGACACTTATCACTGAGACTGATAGTGATCGCCTTCTAGATGCCGCCGCAAGGCAGCGTAGATCCAAGATGAAGGAAGAACTATACCCTCTTCCCGAGAACCGCCTAGAACGCCCTTGTGGAGGAGCGGGCGGATTTGACGATTTTGTAGAGCGTTGGCACGAGTGAATAAATAATAGCAGCCTATTGCTGTGTCTAAATGCCGACCTTTCAGACATTCAAGGACTTGAGTGTTACATTTAAGAAGCATCCTGTATCAGATGATCTGGTAACAGTGAAAGACAAGGCAGCTATCGTTCAAGCGATTACTGCCTTGCTTCTTACTAGGAAGGGTGAGCGTCCATTCCAACCCCAGTTGGGATGTGGTATTCAGAATGTATTGTTCGAACCATTGGATTATGGTAGTGCTGGTATTATCAGATCAGAGATCAGAGATGTACTGAATCGTTATGAACCACGAATTTCTGTGGATAGTATTCGTTGCACTCCAGATGAATTAAATAATGGATATGAAGTTGAAATGTCGTATACGATTGTAGGTAGAGACGACGCACCAGTAGCAGTAGAATTCTTCCTAGAGCGTACACGATAATGCCTTATACTCAGGTTGCTAACTTAGACTTTGAAGATATCAAAGTTGCTCTGAAAGAGTATCTCAGAGCACAGTCAGATTTTACTGATTATGATTTTGAAGGCAGTGCATTATCGACGCTGATCGATACACTTGCCTATAACACCTACTATACGGCGTTTAACGCTAATATGGTAGTCAATGAACTATTCATCGATTCTGCCACCTTGAGGGACAATGTGGTGGCAATTGCGAAGCAGTTAGGATATAGACCCAAGAGCACAACGTCTCCAACTGCTTACGTATCATTTAATGTAACATATGGAACACCAACTGCAGATACGGAGCTCCTGCTGAAGAAAGGAACTGGATTTATTGCTTCTTATGACAATAACATCTATCAGTATGTTGTGCTCGATGATGTAACAGCACAAGTATCGAACGATGTTGCTACTTTTGAAAATGTAGAAGTAAGAGAAGGCACTCAGTTAGTCAATACTTACACTGTCAATACTTCACTTAAGTCACAGCGTTTTATTTTAGACAACCAGAACATTGATACTAATACTATTAGAGTAAAGGTATTTCCAACTGGCGGATCATTCAGTGAGCCATGGTTAGTTGCTGATAATATTATTGGTATTAATGGATCATCAAAAGTTTTCTTCTTGGAAGAAATTGAAGATGAGAGATATGAATTGCTATTTGGTGATGGTGTTTTAGGTAAGGCACTAGAGAATGGTGCGAGAGTAGAGGTGTCTTACCTAACCACTTCTGGTTCAGAGAGCAATGGTGTACGCACATTCGTCTTCTCTGGTGTCCTAGAGAACCCACAAGGTGTCTCTCCCAACTCTTTCGACGTATCTATCACTTCGACAGTTGCTGCTGCTGGAGGCGAAGAGATTGAAAGTACAGAGAAGATTCGTTATACAGCACCAAAAGCATATGGCACCCAAGATCGTGCCGTTACTGCTGATGATTACTCTGCTATCATTCGTAGAATTTACCCTGCTACCAGCGACATCATTATTTTTGGAGGTGAGGACCAAGACCCACCACAGTATGGAAAGGTATTCATCGTATTGAAACCAAAAGATGCTGCTTACTTGACATCACTGACAAAGAGCAATATTGTAGCAGAATTACAAAAATATTCCGTTGCTTCTATTGAACCAGAGATTATTGATCCATCAATTCTATATGTTGAGTTGAATAGTAAGATTTATTACAATGGATCATCAACTGATCAGACTCCAGCGCAAATTAGAGACAAAGCAATCGCTGCTGTACAAAACTACATTGATATTTCAGACATTGAAAAGTTCAATGGTAAGTTTAGACACAGTAAAATGGTGGGTGTGATTGATGATGCTGATCGTAGTATCAACTCAAATCTCACTTCTGTAACAATGAGAAAGGATTTCTATCCACAACTCAATTCAACATTCTATTACGAGATTTGTTTCCAGAACACATTTGACGAAGACTGTGACGGACCAACTCTCTCCACAACTGGATTTAGAGTCACTGAATACCCAAATTTTGACGTGTATCTTGAAGATAGGGGTGGCAAAATTGTCCTATATAGACTAGATACTGCAACTAGCGAAAAGGTTGTTCTCAACTCAGAAGTTGGCGATATTGACTATGTAAAAGGCGAACTAAGAATGTACGATTTGACTATCATCAAGGGTACATATTTTGATAACCGTATTTCTGTTAGAGTAAACCCATTATCCAATGACATCAAGGCACTCCGTGAGGTTTATCTTGACGTTGACGTAGCGAATTCAAGTTTCACCGCATATAAAGAGTAAGTAAATGGCTGCTGTAAAGACCAAGAGAATTTCAACTCTAATTGAGTCACAGCTTCCTGAATTCATTTCTACTGAGTATGAACTGTTTGCTAAGTTCGTACAAAAGTATTATGAAGCACAGGAAGTCCAAGGTGGTCCCTTGGACGTTCTTAGCAACTTACAAAAGTATGCTGACATTGATTATTATGAGAAGAATCTACTAAAGCAAAATGATTCTCTTGCTGCTACTGTTAGTGCTACAGATACTACTATTACACTTGTAGACGCCAGTTCTTTCCCTAAGAAGAACGGTTATGTAAGAATTGGCAATGAAATTGTCTTCTATGCTTCTAGGACCGATACAGATCTTCTAGAGTGTTCTAGAGGTGTTAGTGGTAACACAACTCTAGGAGACTTGTATTCTGCCTCAGATTTCAACAGCACTGATGCCGCTCAGCATGTTGCTGGTGAGAAAGTATATAATGTTAGTAATTTGTTCTTGTATGCTCTAGTCAAGAACTTCGAATCTCAGTATTTGGGATCTTTCCCAGAAAAGTATCTTAGAGGTGAAGTTGACAAGAGAACTTTAATCAAGAATATTCAAAAGTTCTATAAGACAAAAGGAACTGACAGTTCAATCAAGTTTATCTTTACAACAATTATTGCTAAAGATGACACCAACGAACCAGAAGTTTATAAACCAAAAGACTTTACTTACAAAGCATCTAAGTCAGATTGGGTTAATGTATATGCTCTGAAAGTAAAAGTTGTATCGGGAGATCCAAAAAATTTAATCGGAAACAAGATTGTTCAACCAGAAACAACTGAATATGGGTATGTTTCTGCTACAGTTGATAATGTATATCCAGATGGCACAGCAGATGATGAACAAATCTGGAACATTGTTTTAGCACCAGAAACTGTTACTGGTGAATTTGCTATTTCGACAAAGACAACACTACAGAAAAATCTTTCTCAGAATGATGGTGTTGGTAAGCGCATCAACGTTTTCTCAACTGTTGGTTGGGGTAAGACTGGTGAAATTTTGATTGGCGAAGAGACAATCAAGTTTGAAGAGAAGAATATCACTCAGTTTGTTATTAAGAGACGCGGTGATGTAACTTACAATCATAGCGTTGGAGATTCTGTATACAAACCAGTTATCATTGAAGGATCTAATGTTAAACTTCTAACATTGGGAGTTGTATATAATTTCACAACTGATATACAGCATCCATATTCTTCTCCTGGCGATAGAGTACAAATTTCGAACCCAGGTTTCGAAACTTCAGATCCAAAGATTGTAAGAACTGGTACAAATCAACCAAGATGGATCCTCAACAACAATCTTCCAATTGATGCCCCCACTGCACCAGCAGTTCAAACTAGTTTAGGACAGACTTCAACCGATGTATCTGCTATCTTTGCGGATGATCAATACTATTATATTACATCTTCTGGTTTTCCATCATACAAAATTTTAGATGGATCGGAAGTAACACAAACTGTTCTAGATCAAAAATTGCTTCGCATTATCAGAAAGCAAGCAACTAGAACTACCGAGAAGTACAAAACACCAAAGTCGGATATTGGTATTCTTCTCAATGGTGTTCGTTTATATGGTTATCGTGATCCAGAAAGCATTCGCTTTGGTAAGTTAGAATCAATTGAAGTTAACACCCAAGGAAAGGGATATTCTAAACCACCCTTTGTTCTTTTAGATGGTGTTCCAAACAAGGCACGCGCAGTTCTTTCTGGTTCTGTGGTTGAAAGATATATTGTTGATACCGACACTATATTCCCAAGAGTTCCAGTTGTTGAAGTAACTTCTGGTAGAGGAGCGGTTGTTCGTGCTGTTGTAACTGGAGATGAAGTTACCAGTTTAGTGATTGATAATCCTGGTGAATATTATTCTTCTGCTCCTATTGTTAGAATTACAGATAAAAATGGTAAGGGCAGATTTGCCGATTATACTGCTATCGTAGACACTGATGGAAAAATTACAGGGTTTAATAAAAACTCTGGTGGTACATTCTACACACAAAGCACAGTAAAAGTAGATATTTTACCTGTTGGTAGCGGTGCTAGTGGAACACCATTACTTACAGAATGGAATTTTAATAGATTCGAAAAACTAAAATCTAAATTAGATACAGAGAACGGTTACGTATTCAAAAACTATAACAATGTTTTAGAATATGGTTATGGTCATCTTGCTAATCCAAAAGCACTTAGGGTTGATTTAAACGATAATATCAGTGTTACTGGTTCAGAACCAGTAACTAAAGTTCATTCTCCTATTCTTGGATTTGCTTATGATGGCAATCCTATCTATGGTCCGTTTGCTCATGAAAATCCACTAGATCCTCAGTCTCCTATTGTTAGGATGACATCTAGTTACAGTAAGAATGGATCTAGATCTGGTGGTCCTTCATTAACAGAATATCCATTAGGTACATTTACAAATGATTATACTTACTCTCATAAGTCTGGATCACTAGACGAGAATAATGGAAGATTCTGCATCACCCCAGATTTTCCAGAAGGAACTTATGCTTATTTCATTACTATTAATAGCAATCAAGTACCGCAATACCCATATGTTCTAGGAGAAAATTTCTATTCTCTACCAGTAGACAGTAACTACAATTCTAACATTAATCAAAATGATGCTCCAAAGAAATCTAAGAGATTCTATCAGCCTGGTATGCCTAGAAATGGCGAAGGTGTTGTAGCACAGATCTCTGAAGTAAGATCTGGAACTATCGATTCTATTGCTATCGATAGATCATCTTCTAACTTCTCAGTGAACAGCAAAATCTATTTTAATAATAGAGGATCTGAAGGTTCTGAAGCAGAAGCACTGGTAGAATCTGTAAAAGGTAAGAACGTACAATATCTTGATAGTTATGAGAACAAAGTCGTTAAGTTGACAACTATCCAGAATGCTTATCTGTTTACTGATGATGTTTTACGTCAACCATCATCAAATGCTTCTGGTACGATTGTTGGTAATATACAAAACGATAATACAATTGTTCTAAAAGATGTAATTGGAACATTTGATAATACTGGAACTTTCTCTGCTGATATTAAAACGTTCTTCATTCTGTTAGATCAAAAGAGCTCTTATACTAAAGGTGCTACTCTGAGTCTTACTGATGGTATCAATCCAACAATTGCTACAGGTGAAGTTTTAAACAGCACATCCAATCAGAACACTGTTGAGATCAAGGTTCTTGGTGGTGATTGGTTAGATTTTAATACAGGTGAATATTTTTTACAATCAGATGATTTCTTTAATACTTCTGGAACTAGACCAGTTACACTGACCTCACTTAGTGATGGACTGGAACCATTTGAAGTAAATCAGAGTGTTGCTCTTATTGAAACTGCAACCAATCATGGATTAGGTATTGGAGATCGAGTCAATATTGACATTTTCCCAGACGATGCCACTAAAACTAAAACATATTATCTCAGAAAGAGACTGTATCAAGAAGTAGTATTCCAACCCCCACAGTTTACATCAACTGTTGATGATACTGGTGTTGGAAGATTCCAAGTTTTGAATGGCGGAGCAGATTACACAGCAGGAACTTATACAAATGTCCCATTGACTGGTGGAACTGGAACTGGTGCCACAGCAAATATCACTGTTTCTAATGCTGGTGTAGTATCTAATATTACAATTCAATCTAAAGGATCTGGTTACAGAAAAGCAGATTACCTTGGTGTGGATGACGAGTCTTTACAGAGAGCAGGTGCTTCTTTAAGTACGTCTAGACTTACATTGTATGTTGATCATATTGGATTTGCTGCTGGATCCACCATCCTAACGTTAGACAGCACTACTGGATTCTCTGATGGAGATTTGATTTCTATTGGAAATGAGGTGATGGAAATTGTTTCTGTAGATGGAAAGAATTTAACTGTAACAACGGGAAAAGAAAATACTGCCGTTGTTGATCACTTTGATGGTCAAGAAGTTTCTCTATTCAAAGCAAGATACAACTTTGATGCTGGATTCCAAGTAGGAACAGTTGCTGGATCTGGATATATCCAATCATATGATTTAGAAACACAGAAAGCAACTATTGTATATGATTACTCTGTTGAAAAATTAACGGCTCAAGACATCAAAGTAAGCACAACATTCTTCGATTCTAGTTCTCCACAAAGACTGGTATCTGTAAAAACTGTTCAACCAATTGACTTTAAGTTTGAGTTCTCTGAAGATAATGTAACTTACACACCAAATCCAAACATTGATATCCAAGAATTTTACAAGTATAAGTTTGATACTTCTCACTCATCTCTTGTAGAAACTTACTTTGATTTAAGTCCTAGTAAGAACTATAATATCATCACTCTCGAAAAACTAGCGTCAAACATTTTACCAGGAAACCCTGGTGCATTTACAGATGTTAAATTTGGTTTTGGACCAAGAATTACTAGCAATAACTATTCTACCAAAACAGGAACAAGTTTTACCAACTTCTACTACTTTGATAAAAATGGTATTGTAAACTCTGATGGTAAGTATCTGAAAATTATCACAGATCCTTTACAGGGAGCAAAGACTGTAATTTATGTTACTCCAAATAGATTTGTGTATGATGTTCCATCTGCTCCTCTTTGGGACGGATCAGGAACAATTAAATACACAACTACAGGACAATTTGCTGTTGGAGAAATCAATTCTTTCAAGATCACAAATCTTGGACTGAATTATAAAAAAGTCCCAATCATCGAAGGTGTTGATCCAAATCCAAACTTTAAAGCAGAAGCAACTGTTTTGTTTGACGAAATTACTAATACTATTGTTGGTGTCAGAAGAGACAGCAAAGGATCAAACTATGTTAATCCAAAGGCAGTTGTAGTTGACGGTGATGGTGTAGATTTATCGTTTAATGTAGTTGTGAGAGAAGGAGAGATCTTCTCTATTACTGTTGACAATCCTGGTAGAGGGTATACTTACGCTCCCAAAATTGAAATTATTGAAGGTGATGTCGAGGCATATGTAGATAGCACTACAATTGGTGTTCCACAAAGCATTAGTATCACCAGAAATGGTGGAGCATTCCACTTAGACAAAACTGTTGCCTCCACATTCTCATCTAAGTATGTTGTATCGCTAAGAAACTTTAGTGGTAACTTCCAAAAAGGAGAAACTGTTGTCCAAAAAATTGGAAATACAGAAGTCTCCAGATCTAAAGTATCGGAATGGAGACCTGGATCCAATTTACTGAAACTTGAAACTATCACTGGTACTATCAGACAAGGTGTTGAAATTACAGGTTTAATTTCAAGAGCATCTGGATCAGTCAAAGCAATTTATGCAAGCACATTTGTAGACAACATTACTGCTTTCTTTGACAACATCGGATATTATAAGTCTGATAGAGGTAGACTAGGCAATTCCAATCAGAAAATTCTAGACAGTTTCTTCTATCAAGATTATTCGTATGTTGTTAAGTCCAAGACTCCTATTGATCAGTGGAGAGACTTAATCAAGTCCACAACTCACCCTGCTGGATTTAAGTTATTTGGTCAGGTAGATGTTGAAGCAGTTGCGCCAGTGGAGATGCCAGTGGAGATGCCAAAAGCATCACACTTCAGTGTTGTGCAACTTTGGGATCCAAATAAAAATAAGATTACCGTTGAGAACACCAGAAGAACTATTACTCAGACAGTTCAAAAGATTGAAAATCAGAGAATCAAGAAAGGTGTTGGTTCTGCTGCTACATCAGAATTTAATTTCAACGAAAGCAATGCTTTTACTTTTACATTATCTGCTCCTTTTGATGGATATTATGATTCCGATGGTAGATTACAGGGAACAAAAACATTTCAATTATTAAATGATAGTGGTTTGCCCTTCAACCCAACTAGTGCTAAAAATTTAATTATTACACTAGATGGAGTTTTACAAGATCCAGAAGTAGCATACACCATTTCTGGCGATAATATTACTTTCTCTCAACCACCTCTTGGTCCAAATCAAAAACTAACAGGTTCAAATTTATCAGAACTCACAGAATATAAAGGTGTAACTTTTTACGGAAGATATTTTACATTTAAAGATAATCAATATAATTCAAGATACTTTAAAAAAGTCAGAAACATTTTCCAAAGAAGTGGAAGGTGGTTAGATTCTGCTAATCAAATTGAAAGAAATAGAGAATTTATTATTGCCGAATCTGTTGGATATGGAAAAGAATTTTATCCTTCTCTAGATTGGAGTACAAAACTTGATGACTATCAAAGAGATATTGGTTATATCTTAGATGCTTATGAGCATGACATCAGATTTGGTGGTAACGTTAAAACTGTTGATTATGTATCAATTTTTGGTCAAGATACAAATTATGATTATATTACCAAGAATAAAACAGAATCACTAAGCATCTTTAAGTATGCTACCAATTTGGCAAAACTTGCTATAAGAAATTGGGATATCGTTGAGAACGGTGTTTCTTATATTCAAGGTTCAACTTTGATGACAGTCAATAATACTAACAGACTCGCTGTTGGTATGCATGTAAGTTCTGGTAGAGCATATCCTTCTGGAACAAAGATTGTATCAATTGATAGTAATACCCAAATTACATTGTCTCGCGCTGCTCTAGCAAACTCAGGTGGAGGCGGAGGTGCTCCACAAGGTAGCACATCTTATGATGGATTTACTAGTGGTAACGTTATTGTTCCTACCAATACTGCCGTTGTAGAACCAGGAAATACTTTTGCTGTTACTCCTGGTGATACATTTATCACTCCAACATCATTCTCTAGTTCTGACCAAGCAACATTCTTCTTCAGTGGTATTAATAGTGGAACATTCTATGATGCTTCCAATTTGATTGCTGCCAATAAATTGTACTTACAAGAGGAAGTTAGCGGATACACATATGATACATATGCTCTTCCTGCTGGCGACAAAGAAAAATGTAAGAGAGATCTCGGATACTTAATCGATGCGATTGTTTATCATCTAAGATTAGGCGGCAACGAAAAAGTAGTAGAGTTTGCTAGACTGTACTACACAAATGCTGGTTATCCTGCTGGAGAAGAACTAACTTTCATCAATAGAACACCTGTAGAAACTGCTGCTGCTATTGATGCTTGGAATAAGTTAGGTGAGAAAATGATTCTTGCTATGAGAAATACTCTTGGCGCAGGAACTTATACTTCTATCACCCCAGTAACAGATCTTTCAATTGCTTTGGATACACAGTTCCCATTCTGTGCTGAAGTGGAATCTTCTATTGATAGCATGATTCAGGTAGTACAAGACATTCTAGCAAATGGAACTGGTGCGGTTGATGATACTCCTATCAATTCCAGCAAACCAGGAAATTGGACTTCGCAGACTCCATATACAAACTACAACTTGATTCCTGATACAGCACTTCCCGATGGAGAGTGTGATGATGTAGTTTCTTCTGTCGATTCTCTATATGATAACGTTTATGATGTATTAAATTCTCAATTGGTAGTAAAATCACTACCAGACTATATTGATGGAGAAAGTAAAGTATTTGAATTATATTGGGAAGATGGTTCTGTAGTTAATACGGAAGAAGATGAAGATCTCTTCCTGACTATTAATGCTGTTCTACAAAGACCAAAATATAATGCTGATTATCCTGGCGAAGATTCTTACTACATTGATAGAACTACAATTCCAAACAAATTAGTATTTGATGTTGCTCCTATTTGGGATCAAGATTTTGGTGCTAAGAGTATTGGTGAACCAACTGCAGTCGAAAAAGTTGTTGGTATTGGTGTTGGTAATTATAAGCGTTTAACAATCGACTACGATTTAGTTAATGATGTTAGAACTGGTCCATTTTTGATTCTAGATGTCGAGGATAACACAGTACAGTCTATTGAAGATAAGGAATATCTATATGTTTTCTTGGACGGTGTTCTCCAGAGAGAAGGATATAGTTACGAAGTAGCAGGTCCAAATATCTACTTCAATGTTCCAATTAAGAAAGAAATGAAAATTGACATGCGCTACCTTTATGGTAGAGATGTTGGTCAAATTCTTAATATCTATGATTTTGCTCCAGATTCGTATTATGCGAAATCTTTTGTTACTATTGATACTACGGCAGGAATTGATACTTTCTTAGGATACTATTGGATGGGAAATCAGAGAGGTCTTCCAGTTCACGCATTCCAAGTAAGACAAGATGGAACATATAATGTTTTGGGAGAACTATCAAATATTCGTGGAGTTGGAAATCAATTACAGTTTGATTGTTTTGGTTACAAATGCGAACTTAATCTATCTTTAGATATCACATTTGCTGTAAAAGGAAGATACTTATTAAACACACAAGTTTCTTTCTCGAATTATTCTATTACATATCAAACTGATGATAATAGCAGAATGCTTCTTACGACAAATGATCAAGTTTGGTCTGGAACTTTATTAGGGAAAACTTATAGAAAACCATTTGTAAGTTTATCTAATGGTGACAACATTAGAGTAGAAGGAGAAGATAAGTTCCGAAGAATTAAAAAACTTCCTGGAATAACAACTAGCAAAGAGCAGAGACCACAAGAACAGGTTTCAAACTCTATGTTTGGATCGGTTGATGTTGAAAGATATAATGGCATTACTAGAGGAGAAGGTTTATCTGTTATAGCTATCTTAGAATATGAAAAGGATTCTCAAGGAGACTTTGTTCTTGATAATGAAGGAAGAAAAATTCCTACAGGCAGAATTGGGAAACTTGAGTGGAACCAGCGCAGTTGGGATCCATTGACACAACCAACAGCATATCAATATTTTACTCCTCCCGTTTTACATTTTATACCAGAAAATGGAAATGGTGGTGGAGCAAAAGCAAATGTTCTTGTAAGTAAAGGTCAAGTAATTAGTGTAGACCTTTTGGATGCTGGTTCTGGTTATACAGAGGCACCAAAGATTAGAGTTGCTAGACGTTATGATATTCTTGCAGATAGAGACATTGGTGTATCATTAATCAACGTTGGTATTAATCCATTCGTAGAATCGGCAGGAATGACTGCTACATCTACGATTGATGTTCTAGGAAACCAAGTCGAAGGTGTTAACTCCTTTACATCTGTATTCTTCAATAGTCCTATTGATACTGATAGAGTTATCACTGCTGAAATTCAGTTAGTAAGAGAATCTGGTGATGAACTTCAAAGAGGAGCATCAGAATTTGTTGGTACTAGAGATCAAGATCCAAACGATGTACAAGTTATTGATGTATTCTATGATGCTACTGTTCTATCTGCTGAAATTCAGGGAGTTCTATCTAGTAACTCTATTGTTAATGTAAGCAGAACTATTACAACATCATTTGAGAATCTCATTCCTAATGATGCTATCTCTAATGTCAACTTCTTTGAGGTTGGTGCTTATCTCGATGTTGATCTTGATCCTACTGATACTATTGTATACATTCCAGATACTGCCAAGTTTAAGACAAATGGATATTTGTTAATTGGAAATGAAGTTGTAAGATACTTACGTAAAGTAAATGATCGTTTCTTGTTTGTAGAAAGAGGGGAGAACAATACTACCCCACAATTCTGGGCAGCGGGAACATTCTTAAGACAAATTCCAGATCCAGTATCTATCGCCTTTGGTGGTGTTATTGCTGTTGAGTCGGATGCAGCAGTTGTCAGTATTGCTTTAGAAACACAAATTACTAGAGAATCTACAATTCCTAGACAATCTTCGGCACAAATTACCGCAGATCATGATACAACAACCGAATTTGTAATTACTCCACCACCAGGAGGAGCAGTTGATGGATATGAAGAATCTTTGTTCTTGGTAGATCCAGTTCCAGTAAGAGGAAATAACACTTCTGGTGGACATGATGATAATGTAGATTTGATTGATGTTAATGGTCAATATTTTGTAACTCTAAGAGATACTACTGAACAACTTATTGTTAATGAACTATTTGGAGCAGTTCAGCAATATATCGGTCAATATGCTAAGACAAATGCGGGTCCAACAATCGGAAACTTTGATCAAATTATTGATGATGGTGTGTGTAATGTTTCTGGCATTTCATTGCTTGAATTAAGTTTCCACTTCCCAGCATTGACGATTAGAGACTTTGTTGAAAGATCAGAATCTAGTTACACCTTGGCTGGAAACTACTTTAATCTTACAAATTCATCTATTCAAAATCCAGTTGCTATTAGTTCTTCTTCTGGAACTGTAGGTGGAACTGTTAATGTACAAGACACAACGTACTTCCCAACAGAAGGTTACCTATTCACCAGCGGAGGAACAGTTATCCAGTATACTGGAAAACAACCAACTTCCTTTACTGGATGTACTGTGACAACGGGACCAAACACGATTAGTGCTGCTGATCAGTTGATTCCGTTTTCAATTACCTAAATATTGCTATAAATATAAATAACTCAGGCACAAATTACGTCGGAACAGAAAACCAATGGCTGCTATTATCTCTGATAAGTTTAGAATTTTTAATGCGAAGCAATTCCTCGAATCGCTAACTGAAGGTGCTACTGACACTAGTGCCGAGCGTTCAAGGATGTATTTCTTCGTTGGACGACCCCAACCCTGGAAGGCATACTTAGAAGTTTACTCTAAGTCAGCAACTAACTTCACAGTAGGGAACGAAGTGTATATTGGAACATATGGTTCCACCGCATTCCGCGCCACTGTTTCTGCCGTTTATGATAGTGCCCTTCTGTTAACCGACGTTTTTGGCAGCAGCGGTGTTAATTCTGTTCCTCCTCTCGGCAGTGCTCTAAAAGAGACCGCTGATGGTGGATCATCCGATACTGGTGCTATAGCAACCACTGGTGTTTATCGTTACAGTACTGAAGACGTTCCTCCCCTCCCTCTCGATAACCAAAGAGAAAAGATTGGTCTTTACGACGAAATTATTGCTGCTAAGCGTATTACTAACTCTTTCGCAAGAACTGTTATTCGCCGTTATAACTGGGATCTAGTTGCTAATCCTAAGTATGACATGTGGAAACCTGACTATTCCGCTACCCCAGGTGGCGGTGGTCAAATTGGCAAACAAACCGCAACTGGTCAAGACAGAATTGCTGATGCTAAGTTTTATGTAATGAACTCCAACTATGAAGTATTCAAGTGTCTCTACAATGGAGAGAATCCAGCAAATGCTACTGGTCAGAACGCAACCGAAGAGCCTCTAACAACTGGAGGCAACTATGATGCTGGTACTGGACTCTATACAGAAACCACTGGTGCTGGTTACATCTGGAAGCACATGTACACCATCCCAACTGATGATGTTCTGAAGTTCCTTTCTTCAGACTTCATGCCAATTGTTCTTCCAGCACAACCTTCTAGAGTTGCTGTAGAAGGTCTTGCTGTTGCTGGAGCATTGGATGTTGTTCTGATCGAAGATGGTGGCAACAACCTACCCGCATCTCAAACTCTTTACACCAGCATCAAAGGTGATGGAACTGGTGGTGTTGTTGAGTTTGCTACCGATGGATCTGGTACAATCACCTCTGCTTCCGTAGTAGTACGTGGATCTGGCTACACTTATGCTAACGTCCTCCTAGGAAATGGCAACCTTTACTCAGATCAAGCACTCACATCTGCTGTAGCAACGGCTGCTGGTGCTACTGGTGCTCTTGAAGTTGTCATGCCTCCTCAGGGTGGTCATGGTTCTGATCACGAGACAGAACTCAATGGTAAGCGCGTAATGACAAACATTCGCCTCACTTATGCTGAAGGTTCTGGCGACTTCCCTGTTGATAATGACTTCCGTCGTATCGGCATTATCAAAGATCCATTTAATTGGGGAACTACAACTTTCGCAACAGGTGATACCCTCTCTGGTCTAAGAGCAGTTAAAATTGATGGAGCAACTGCCGACTTTATTCCCGACGAGAGAATTAGTCAGACTGTAACTGATGGTACTGCTTATGGCACTGTTGTTTCTTGGACTCTAGACTCTGGTTCTACAACCGATGGTATTCTTAAGTACATCCAAACAAACGATGCTCACACCGATCAAGGTGTTGTAAGAGCATTTGAGAGCAATGGAGCAAACGCCATTACTGGTGGTCAATCTGCTGCTGCTGGTAATGTGGCAACTGGTTACGCAAACACTTCTCTTGGAGTAACGTTTGCTGCTGGTTTAGCAACTCCAGAGATTGAAAATAATTCTGGTGAGGTTATCTACATTGAAAACCGCCGTCTCATTACTCGTGCTCCTGACCAGATTGAAGATATCAAACTAGTCATCGAGTTCTGATTTATCAGACTTCTAATAATCCCCCGAGAGATCGGGGGATTTTTTTTATCTCTACTAAATACTAGGGACTAGATACTAGTATTTGGCGGAGCAAGATGCCTCAGAAGACTAACCTAAATGTAAATCCTTACTACGAGGACTTTGACGCGAGCAAGAATTTTTATAAGATTCTTTTCCGTCCTGGGTACTCCATACAAGGTAGAGAATTAACACAACTACAATCTATTCTTCAAAATCAGGTTGAAAGTTTTGGTAAGTATGCTTTCAAGCAGGGAGAACTAGTTATTCCTGGTGAGGTTGGTCTTAATACAAAACTAGACTATGTTAAGTTATCTTCTGTTTCAGAAGTTGCTATTTCTGAGGGAGATGACATTGTATACAGAAAGTATGATATCACTCAGTTAATTGGTCTCCAACTGCGTGGTTTAACTTCTGGTGTTGTTGCTAATATATTATCGGCAAATATAGCAACAGAAATTGCTTCAGATACTTTATTTGTAAGTTATCAAAATAGTGGCAATTCTAATGCTGAAACTACTTTCCGCCAAGGCGAAACTTTAGAAGTCGTTGATGGTGTCAATACTCCATTAATGGTTGTTGGAACAGATGGTAGTGTTTTACCAACTAGTATTAATGTAACCAATCCAGATACTGGTGCTGTAACTTCTCTAGAAAGTCCAGCTATGGGTTATGCTTCTGCTGTAAAGGTAGAAGAAGGTATCTATTTTGTTAATGGATATTTCGTCCGTAACGATGCACAACTCCTCGTTATCGACGAATACTACAATAAACCTTCCGCAAAAGTTGGATTTACAATCAAAGAAGAGGTTGTAACTCCAGAAGAAGACTCATCTCTTTATGACAATGCTATTGGTTCTTCTAACTACACAGCACCTGGAGCTCACAGACTAAGAATTAGTCTAGAACTCAAAGAGTTTGCTCTAGATGCTATCACAGATAAGAACTTCATTCAACTTATTACTGTAAATCGCGGAGTTGTACAGAGAAAAGTAACTCCTGCTGATTACAGTGTGCTAGAGCAGACTCTAGCAAGAAGAACTTTTGATGAGAGCGGTGATTATGTAGTACAAGACTTCTCTGTTGATATTAGAGAGTATGCTCAGAAAGATAGCAATAGAGGTCTCTATGCTGCCGATGAGTTTGGTCTTTATAATGGTCTTTCTGCTGGAGAAGCTGGTAGAAAAATGATTGCCAGTATTGGTCCTGGTAAAGCATATATTAGAGGATATGAAATTGTAAATAAAGAAACTAAGTATCTTGAAATTAACAAAGCAAGAGAAAGTCTCAGCACTGACAATGTAACTCTTAAAACAAAAGGTCTACCAACTTATACTATTAGTAATGTATATGGCAGTGTTCCTCTGAATAAAGAAGGATCACAACTTACAGCATACCCAACAGTATATTTGTATTCTCTGTTTAACGATGGTTATGTTGGTCTCAGTAATACCGAATCAACCACAAACTATCGTCAAACAGTTTCTAGAAGAGGTCAGTATTTTGATACCAATACAGGTATTAAAACAGTAACACTCGAAATTGTAGATGTAAATATCCCAATTACTAGTATCGTACCTTCGGATCTAGAAAATACCTTTAGTAAACTTTGGTATGTTAAGACTAGAGCAGGAACAAATATTGTTGGTAGCGTAGATGTTCTTTCATATACAAAGGTCTTTAAGCCACTCAAGAATCCAGGAACTACTGAAGAGTCTAGATTTTTAGAAGTAACTATTGCTGGTACTAAGAGTGACCTAGAAAATATCTTCAAAGAGTATGATGAAAGTTCACAAGGAAAGAATAGAAAAGTCTTCTTGACACAAGCAGACGCAATTGGAGATGAGAAAGAAGATTTAGCATCAACAATTTTTGCTAATGTAGTTGATTACAGCGATACTATTACTCCTGTAATCGGAACTGCAAAACCAAGCAATTTCTATTTGGAAGAGAGAGGTGCTGGTTTTAATCCAGACTCTGATATTGTTATTTCCAAAGGAACATTGGCAGAAGGTGGTAGTGCTTATACTGCTAAGTTTGGATTATCATATTTTGATCCCCAATTCTTTACAAGAATTACTCTAGAATCTGTAGTACCAACTAATTCATATGGTGTTGGTGAGTATGTATATGGATTGACCAGTGGTGCTTATGGTGTAGTAGAAGGATCTCCAAATGGAGTTTACTCAACGGGTAAAATCTTATTTGTTAAAACTCTTTCTGGAAAGTTTGTTCCTGGAGAAACAGTTAGAGACGAAGCAGGCAATCTTGTAAAGATCGCAAAAGAAAATACAATCTCCCATTTTGTTGTACAAGAAAGAGGATTAGGATACCCATCAACTTCTACTATTGTTGTTGATGGCGTAGAGTATGACCAATCCCAAGTAGAACTTGGTTTCAATGGTCAAGGTATCTACAGAGTTGATATCATTGACAGAGTTTCTTTTGCTGGTGAATACTCAAAACCACCAGTAATTACAGTTAATTCTGGAGAAACTACACCAACAACATCTGCCGTTATTATTCCTGTTCTTAACAGAAATACTGTTACTACATACACACCACAAAATGTAAAATCTTTTGGTGCTTCTTATGGATCTGGTAATGCCAATAACTTTACTGCGGATGCTGTAGTTGATGACAGAGACTTCGCTAATGTTTCATCTGTAACTGACTTCACATTCTTTGGTTCTAAAGGAACAAAGTTCCTTGAATCTACAAGTTTTAGTGCTGATGCCAGCAGTGTTGTTCAGCAAGGCGATTTAATTCAATTCTCTGATGCGTCTAATAATGTTATCAGAGCAGTTGTACAATACGCAACTATCCAAAAAGGATCTGCCAAGACCAGAATTTATATTGACGAGACACTTTATGATGATGTAACTAGTACCAGTGTTGTTCTTCTTCGTCCAAGAGTTAAGAATCCAAACTCAGGAACACTTCTATTCCCAACAGGAAGCAAGCAGGTTCAGAAAATTTCTGCTGGTACAGAAGACACCAAGATCAAATACTTCTTTAGAAGAGACTTTGTTACTGCTGGATCAACTGGTGGTGGTATTATCACATTCGCTGCCCAATTGCCATTTGGAACACAAAGGTTTACTTCATTCAACGAAAAGAACTACATTGTTACTGTCTTGAATAAGAACAGTGCTGATCTGGTTGAAGATGGAGACATTGTTTACATCGATGAAGATAATGTTGAGATTGTATCTGCTACCGACACATCCAGTGGATTGACTTCTGGTAGCATTACGTTCCAACTACCAACTTCATATTTCAACACCAACTTTGCTGGCGAAGCAAATTACGTTGCTCCTGAGTTAAAACTCACAGCAACTCTAGAAGTTTCTAATGCGAAACCAAGACTCAAAACTGCTATCAAGAACAAGCGTATTGTCGTTGATTCTGCTGGCGATAGAGTCATTCCTTTCAGAGGAACTGACTATGATAGCGACGTTGTAGAAACTCTATCATTCTCCGATGCATACAGACTACGTTATGTTTATGAGGGAACTAGTACACAACCACCCGAAATTGATAGCGCAGGAAATCTAGTTTCTGGAACTGATGTAACTAATAGATTTACGTTTGACAATGGACAGAGAGACACAATCTATGATGTTTCAAGAATTGTTCTAAAACCAGGATTTGAACCAACTGTAGGACAAATTGTAATTGCTTTTGATTACTTTGAACATTCTCAGGGAGACTTTGTAACTATCGATAGTTACCTACACGAAGCTGGTGTTCTCGAAGACGAAATTCCAACATTTAACTCATCTACTCTTGGAAATGTAGAACTGAAGAATGTTATTGATTTCAGACCAAAAGTAAATACTTCAACAATTGTTGCTGGATATCAAGACACTTCAACGCTAGAAGTTACTAACAGTAATTTCACTGGTGCTGGTTCTGTTGTCGCAAGCACACCTGCTCCAGATGTAAATCTAGAGTACACATTCTCGTTCAGTCAGGTTCAGTACCTAGATCGTATTGATGGCATCTTCCTCAATAAGAGAGGAGAATTTATTGTAAAGGAAGGTAACTCTTCTCTCAATCCAACTAAACCAGATCCTGTCAAGGATGCAGTTGCTCTATTCTATGCTTATATTCCAGCATACACAACAACTAGCAAGGATGTAAGGATCACTCCAGTAGAGCATCGTAGATATACGATGAAAGATATTGGAAAACTTGAGAAGCGTATTGAGCGTTTAGAGTATTACACCACTCTGAGTATCCTTGAGCAACAAGCATTGAATATGCAGGTTAAGGATGAAATTGGACTTGATAGATTTAAGTCTGGTTTCTTTGTAGATAATTTTGAAACTCACGGCATTGGTAATCTTGTTTCTGCTGACTATAAGTGTGCTATCGATAGCAGACAGTCTGTTTTAAGACCACAATCTAAGGAAGATTCGATTCTTCTCAGAGAAGTTAATACTAGACAAGATCAAAGATCTGTTGCTGGATATCAAAAATCTGGAGATATCGTAACTTTACCATATAGTAGTCTCAAACTACTTGGTAATGATTTCGCATCTAAGACAATCAATCCAAATCCATTTGTTGTATTCCAATATGTTGGAGAGGGTGAAGTTTCTCCTCAAGTTGATCAGTGGTACGATCAAAGTGTAGAACCACTGGTTGTCGATACAAATACAAGTCTATTTGATATCTTTATTGCTAAAGACAATGCCAAGGAAAGTTTCTCCAGTCTACACAATTCGTTTGTTGTAAACTGGGTTGGAACATCTCCATCATTTACATCAATTAATTCTCTTGGCGAAACTAATACATCTAATGCCAAGTCTTCTGTTAAGTCTGCTTCTGTTGGAAGTTCCTCTAACATTAGTCCACAAAATAACGAACTAGGAAAAGGAGTCCAAACTAAGACAGTTGGTGAGAATGTTGTATCAACATCACTACAATTCTTTGCTAGAACTAGACCTATCAAATTTGTAATTGGAAGACTCAAGCCCCTAACCAAGGTTTCGGTATTCTTAGAAGGAAGAAATATTAATCGTTGGGTTAACCCAGACTTAAGATTTACTGGTATTGCTGGAAACTCTCTGTCAGCATTTAATGGAGAGATTATAACTGATGAGAATGGTAATGCTAGTGGTCTAATTCTACTCCCTGCTGGATATGCTCCAAGAGAGAATGCTACTTGGACTGGAGACTCCAATACCGTTGAATATGATGAGTCTTCAGAGGAACTACGCTTTACTACTGGTGAACTAACCTTTAGATTTACTTCTAGTAGCACTAATGAGAATAAAGCAAACGTAGATACTTATGCTGAAATTAAGTATTATGCTTCAGGTATTCTTCCACAGAATCCTTCTAGCATTGTATCCACCAAACCATCTTACTTTAAGTCAAACGAGGGTGTTCAGTTCGTCGAAAGCAACACAGATAACCCACTAAGACCCAACCCACTAGCACAAGTATTCAAGGTCGAAAACTTTGATGGTGGTGTGTTTGTAACTGGTGCTGATCTTTACTTTAAGAATAAGAGTGCTAATATTCCAGTTAGAGTTTACATGACTAATGTTGACTTTGACAAACCCGCCAAAAACATTGTTCCTGGAACAGAAAAAACTTTAACTCCAAACACATATCTTAAGTGTTATGCTTCTGGCAACGTATTGGTTACCAGAGGTGAGTATGTTGTAGGAACTAGTTCTGCTGCTTCTGGTCCTATCTCTAAGATTATTGATAAGAATGGTGTTGATCTAACACCTTCTTCTACTGGAGTATACGCACTGACAAATGAGCAGGTATATACACTTGTCCTAAGTAACCACAATGGTCGTTCATTCTTACAAAATGAGGATCTAGAAATTCCTTCGGTAACATTAGCAAATGCTACTGGAGGAACAGATCTAAAACTAACAATTGCTAAGGATAGTGGTAAACTTTCTGAAATTAGAGTTACCAACCCTGGCGCTAATTATGACAGCGCAGTTTTGACTATTGAAAGTCCACAACTTCCTGGTGGTTCTGTGGCAACTGCTACGATCAATGTATCTGATGGTAGAATTTACAATGCAGAAGTATCAATTGCTGGTTTTGGTTATACCGAAGCACCATCAGTAGTCATCAAAGGCGTTGGTAATGGCGCTGGAGGGTGTACTGTAGAGACGTTTATTAATATCGATACCCCAGCAGTTAGAATGGGCGTAGCAACCGATTTTGAGGGTCTTACAGAGTCTACTACTCCAACACATTTTGCTTTTGATTATCCTGTATATCTAGAGAATGATTCCGAATATGCTATGGTAGTTGAAACAGATTCAACTGATTATGAGTTGTGGTCTTCTGCTCTAGGACAGACTGATCTATCTACAAGCACCGTAATCACAACTCAACCATCTCTTGGATCTCTTTATAAGTCTCAGAACACTGAAAATTGGACTGAAGATTTAGATCAAGATCTTAAGTTTACAATTTACCGTGCTGAGTTTGATATTTCTAGACCTTCCGAATTGTTACTCAAGAATGTAAGTCTTGGATACGAACTTCTTGAAATGAATCCAGTTGAGACTGATGCAACTTCAGAATCGATTGCTACTTCAAAACTCTTTAGAAATAACAACAGCATTATCAAGATTAACCACAGAGATAATGGTTTTGAAGATAGTGGTCATTCTTATGTCTTCTTTAGAGGAGTTAAAGAAACTGGTGGTATTCCATCTGAAACATATAACACCAATCTCTTCCAAGTGATGAACTCTGGTGTTGATTCATATAATATTAGAACTATCACCAAGGCATCTAGAAGTTCTGTTGGTGGTGGACATGTATATGCTACTTACAACAGAAAATTCGAAACTCTATATCCACAAGTTCACTACTTGACAGTTTCTGGCACTAAACTAGATACGTCTGTTAAGACAACTAACATCATTCCCGTTGATTCTTCAACAACAAACTACGCTTCATACTCACAAACTGAGTTTGAAAAGACTTTCCTCAATGAACCACATTATTTTGATAATCAGAAAGTTATTGCTTCTGAAATTAATGAAACTTTGAATAGCATTAGCAGATCTTTGACCTATAAGATGGAATTATCTTCATCCGTTTCTCACTTGTCACCAGTTGTTGATCTTTCTAGTGCTTCTGTTAAGACAGTATCAAATAGAATTGAAAATGCGGATGGTCAGGAAAA